CTTTTGATGCAAGACGTAAATTTTCTAGCTTGTTATTTTGTTTATTTTGATCTATGTGATCAATTTCCATAATTCCAGGATCTTGTTGAAAAGCAAGCATCCAAATAATTCTCTGGCAAGACCAACATTCTCCTTTGTATTTAACAAACCAGTATTGCCCATTTCTAATGCCACCTGCTTTCAATCCTGTACTTTTTCCCTTTTTCCACCTTAAACCTGATGGGCTTGTTTCATCAATTTTAAAAACACTATCCAGCTCTTCAAAACTAAGTAATGGCTTGGGTTTTGTCATTTAAGCAAAGCTGGTTCTCCAGTCTACTGGATTAACCAAGCTTATGGAAGAATAATTAACGGCCCGGCAATAACAAAACCACCTGTTCCGCCAGATACAACACCGGAGCAAACAATGGCAGGTGTGGCACCAGACGGAGTGGTAATTGCAAGGGTGGAACCGGTTATATCTGTAAATAAAGCAGTGTTTCCAGTAACAGTTGTACCGGAAATCCTGGAAGTAAATATACCAGAAACAAAGTTACCGCTAATACCTGTAACAGTCGTTCCCGAAAGTGTATTAAAGTTTGCTGTTGTACCTGTTGTGGTTGTACCTGTAATTGCACTGAAACTTGCAGTGCCACCACTGACCAACGTAAATAAACCACTTGTGCCGGTAACAGTTACACCGCTGACTTGAGATGTAAAAACACCCGAGACAAAATTTGCAGTGGCTCCAGTAACCGTCGTGCCTGTAATGGTGGTAAATCCAGCTGTACCACCAGTGATTACAGCTCCACTAATGCGCGATGTAAAGGTTCCGGAAACAAAATCAGCCGTTGTGCCGGTGATGGCAGAACCGCTGATGTTTGTATATGAAAGATCAGTGCCACTTAAGGAGGCAACCTGACCGCTTGTCGACAGCAGCATGACGCCGCTAATGCGATTGCTAAAGATGCCAGTTGCAAAATTAGCGGTTGTGCCAGTGACAGTAGTACCTGTGACTGTTGTAAACCCTGCGGTATTGCCAGTTAATGTGACAACTTGCGCTGTCTGACCTGTAATTGTTGTTCCAGATAAGGTCAGCGCATTAACCGTTGTACCTGTAATGGTGCCACCACTAATATCTGTAAAAACACCAGAACTTCCACTGAAAGTAACCGCTTTAACAGTTGTGCCAGTTAATGTAACACCGCTGATTGTATTGTTAACAGTTAAACCAGATTCAATATATCCGGAACCAGAAACATATAGGCCAGAAATAACGGTAAAATCACCGCTAATAATTAAGTTTGTAAACGACTGGTTAACAGCTGTTAATGTCTGGAAGACACCAGTTGTAAAGTTACCGACCGTACCAGTGATTGTCGCGCCGGAAATTTGAGAGGTAAAAACACCGCTGATTCCGGTAACGGTTGATGCTCTGACCGTATTACCTGTAATAGTTGCACCACTGACTTGACTGGTAAAGACACCAGAAACTCCAGTGAGTGTTGTGGCGCGTACAGTGTCACCAGTAATGACAACACCAGAGAGTGCTGATGTAAATGTCCCAGATGCAAACGTTCCAGAAATACCAGTTACAGTTGAGAACCTGGCTGTATTACCGGTAATTGTTGTGCCACTGAGGGTGCCAGTGAAATCACCCCAAATTCCAGTAATTGTATTAACGCTGACTTTATCGCCAGTAACCGTGGCACCAGAGAGGTACTGATAACGGCCACTGGTAAAGTTTGCAGCGGTACCAGTGATTGTTACTGTTGTTGTGTTGATGCCATAAAGGCTGTCACCTTGAACAACAGTACCGGTTAGGGAGTTAACAAAAGTACTGCCGCTGACTGTTAAATCGTTTTGAACAACAAGACCGCTAAGCGTTAATGCTTGAGCGCTGATAAGAACACCAGAAACCCGCAGATCACCGCTGACGGTCAGATTATTCTGAACGGTGACAGAACCACTGATGGTACCGCCGCTTCTGGGTAGGTAATAAACGTCGTAATAAACCTTGGTGCCAGATACGGTAATCTTTTTATTTTTTAACGCCGGATCAACTTCATTGACGTGGACAACCGTAAAGAGATCAATGTCCTCTAAAGCGGTTCCCGCCAATTCTTGCAGGTCACTGATTCTACGGTTGGCCACTACTTATGTATACAAATACCTTTAAATCAATTATAGTTCCGTTATTCCAGTTCCTACTTCACCCTAATCTCAAGGCGTGGTAAGAAGTTGGAAACAAAGTTCCAGCCTGCTTGGACACCGGTGACAATGCCGCAAGCAATCACGAATACCACAATCAGCTCGGCGACGGTCAGATTGCGGCGCACGTAAACCACCTGAGGTTGCGGCCTGGGTGCGGCAGCTTGTTGAGCGATGGTTTGCTGGATGGCCATCTGGCGAGCGCGCTCCTTCAGTTCGGCAAGTTGTTCAGGCGTGATCTCTGGTTGGGTCGGAAACTGAATCGGTGGTTGGCTGGGGGGAATTTGATCTTCCATGTAAGCAATAAATCTTCCCACACATTAGCATCTAACAGAAAGGATTGATGTTATGCAAAACGGAATACGTAAAGGCCTGGAAGACATTGCGTGGGAACTAAGAGGAATCAAGAATGTTCTTAGTTCCATGTGGCATGACCGTCATGCAGAAGGCAAAACCAATTCGTTAGATCCAGACGCTTATGCCGATGAGTACTTATCGACTGAGGAATGCGCCAGGCGCCTGGGTGTATCCGATCAAACTATTCGCAATTGGATTGCAATCGGCAGGAAAAATCCCGAAAAGGGCTGGGTGGAAGGTATTCATTATGTCAACATCATGCCAGACGGAAATAAAAAAGCTTTATTCCGCATTCCTTGGAGCAGGCTTGTGCAGTCCTTCTCCAAAAACCGTGAAGCAGTTCTGACTGACTTTTACAATCATCCGTACAAATACCAAACATCAGTGCGTGGTGAGGTCATCTAATGGCGCACCGCTTTACCACTGTTTGTATCAGTGAAGTCACAGTTGAAAACTGTTTGCAAGTATTGCCTGAATCCTTGGCACACCAGGTGGAAATGTTCTTGCCGCCAGGTGGATCATTTGATGACGCATCCCTTCAGCGATATTTAGAGAATCTTCGCAATTACGAAGAAGAGGACCTTAATTCAGGCATGACCTTGGCCAACAGGTTGCGTCTGGCATTTAAAGATATGGCGCCCGACACAATCTGTGGTAAGTTCCCCCAGGCTGAACTGCCCCTCAAACGGAGACTCCGTTGCGTTGCCGAATATCTGATTCGGTCCGGGGAATTTGATAAGGTCAGGGATGAAAACGGAAAGCTCGTCAAGAAACGCGGTGTCTTGGGCAAGATGGTTGTGTTGTACCAGCCAACCGCTAAACTTCTGGAATCACTGGTACGTCAGAAATTAATCTAATGAATCGTCGTGAAAAATTAATTGCTTCTGTCATCGGCCCTGAACTTGACGACAAGAAGGCCAAGATGCTGGATGCCACCATGAAATTAATTCTTGGTGACATGGGCCAGCACTACTGCAAGATGTGGGAGGCAGAAGGTCCTGGCGTGATGGTGTTCCAGCCTCAGAACCAGGAACGTTCAATGTTTTTTCTGACACTCAAGGAATTGCACGCAGCACAAGAAGAGTGTGAACGCAATAACGATGGCGACATGGCCGAAAGCTTCCGCCGAATCCTTGGGGCCGCACAAAAGATTGATCCAACAGAAAAAGCTGGCTATATCATCAACGATACCGAGGGCATGCGCTATTTTGAGATTGACTATACTCAAGTGTCTGAGAAGTAATGGGCGTTGCTGGAATTGGTGCTCGTCAAGAAAACGCTGAAGTCATTACCAGCGAAGATCTTGTGTCTACAGCCCATGCGTTGATGGATGGCATTGACCTTGATGTAGCTAGTTCCAAATTTGCCAATGACTACGTTGGTGCAACGGAATATTACACGCCAACTGACGACGGCCTTAATGAACAGCAGTGGTACGGAAGTGTATATCTCTTTCCACCAAGCGGAACGTACTACTGGGAAGCAAAACGTTCCCGGTGGAAAATGACACGGTCAACTTCACCAACTCTTGTATCATCCCACGCGGTGTGGTTCCGTAAGATGTATAAGCAGTGGATGGCGCGTCAAATTAAACAGGGCCTGTATTTTACCAACTGCCCTGACATGATTCGTTACGAACAAAAGATGTTCGATTTTCCCGTGTGCATCCTGCGGACACCTCCGATTTTGCTGTTCCACATTGGAGATGAGATCAAGAAGCGTACCACATGCACCTCATTTTTGGTATACTTTCCGCCCATCGACAACGTCGATGAAGCTACAGAAAAATTTGTGGATTTGTATTCGCCTAAAGGGCGAGTTCTCCTTTGATTTCTGTATACTGAACAGGAATCAAAAGACGTATGAGCGTACTTGCCGACTGGGAAATCAAGCAGCTTGCCCTTGAAGAGGGCATGATTGACCCATTTGTTGATCACCTGGTCAACAAAGAAGGAGATCGTAAGTTTCTCAGCTATGGCTTGTCGTCATACGGATATGATATTCGCCTGTCCTCCAAGCAGTGTTTAATTTTTGGCAAGATCCAGGCTGGGGATTGTGATCCAAAAGATTTCGATCCTGATATTTTGCGTCCTACTGAGCTTCTTGAGGATGACCGTGGTCAGTATTTCCTCCTTCCTCCGTATGGTTACTGCCTGGGCGTTGCTTATGAGCGGCTGAAACTCCCGCGTGATGTCACTGTAGTTGCCGTAGGTAAATCTACTTACGCACGATCGGGAATCCTGGTGAATATTACACCAGCTGAGAGTGGCTGGCAGGGCTACTTAACGCTGGAAATTAGTAATTGCACTGGACTGTATAACAGGATTTACGCGAACGAAGGAATTACGCAACTCCTGTTCTATCGTGGTAATCCCTGTGAGGTTAGCTATCAAGACCGCAAGGGTAAATACCAGGATCAGCCAAACGAAGTAGTGTTTTCTCAAGTTTAAACAAACGCTTTACCGAATTGAGGTAATGGTTTCTGGGCGTAGCCTACACTGCCGGCACGCCCACCGGAATCACCACGCGTTGGGACTTCGGATCCATTGATGCTGGCAGGGCGTCTGGCAACTTTACCGCGAATGGTTGGTTCGTCGATGCTTGCTGATTGCCGGAATTTACCGGCAGTTCGTGCAGCACGCATAAATTTGGCAACACGCTCCTGGTCTTTATTAACGGAAGCTGCAGAGGATCGCGCATCTTCGTCCACACGCCGCAAATCGGTGTCATACGCCTGCTCTGGTCTGAGGTCCGAAACTTCGGCTCCAGAGGTACCAGAGAGCTGACGTGGATCGTATGTGGAATCAAAAAACTTAGCCATATTAATATTGTAGAAGGAATAAATCAAGCCACATATAACCATGCACGCCGCTGCTGGATTCTTAGACAGTTTTGTTCAAGACGAACTGGATTGCCGTTGTCTGGAATTTGATGACTTTGGGGCTCCTCTTGACAATGAAGAAAATGACGTCCCTCTGTATGATATGTACAACCGAGGGTTAACGGCATGTCAGCAAGGACTGGAAAGGAATCCACTCAATCTCGAGGGGCGACGGCCCGGAACGACGGGCTATATTCCGTCAGTGGAGGAAGCGATGGAAGCGTATCCAGCGTCCAGTCCACGGCCGAAAAGCTTAGTGCTGCAGCTCGGCGAGCCCAGCGAGGAGATGATCGAGATGTCACGAAAGCGCCGTGGTTTAACCCGGTAGAGCGCGAGACACCTTCAGAAGATCGAACAGTTGTTATGGAATGCAAGGACGGTGTGTGCCCTGTACCCTGGGCAGTGGAACCAACACCTGCACCTGTGGAAGAGCACAAGATTGCACGAGAGTCTTCTCCACTCCTTAAAGAAGATAACGTCAACCATCCGGCTCATTATACGGATGGCGAAATTGAATGTATTGAAGCTATTGAAGCTGCATTAACCCCAGAAGAATTCCGTGGTTATTGCAAAGGTAATCTAATGAAATATGGATGGCGTGAACGCCACAAGGGCGGAACTGAATCTTTGCGTAAAGGTCAGTGGTACCTGGATCGCCTGATTAAGTTCGACGAAGCTCAAAAGGGCTGAAGCTCATCTTCATCATCGTCCTCGTCATCGTCTGAAATGCAGACGGTGGCGAGTTCCAGCAGTTCCAGTTCTGTGGGGATGTCGAAATCTAATTCAATCTCTTCGTCATTGAGCAGTGTTTTGACGGCATGCCATTCCATCAGCCGTTGATGGTAGAGATTCAACAGTGCGGCATAGAGTTCTTCCCATGTAAGTTCTTGGGCTTGAAGTTCTGCTTTGCGCATTGAGAATTGCAGTTCCAGTGGAAGCTCAAACTCCCGTGGTTCGACCGAACGCTCCATCTGTCCTGCTGAATCCTTTTGCATTATTCTAAGACTACTCGTCAAATGCTACATCTAATTGTCAAAGACGGAGTCGTAATCGTCCACCCAGGGATCTTGGTCGATGCAGAAGTTATTAGCAAATTCTGAAAGGACGTAAGGATTGAGTGTTTCCTCTAGTCTCCGCACTGCTCTGACCTGGTGCGGTGCTGCAGTGTAGTTGCGGAAAGCAGTCAGAAGGATTTCGGTTGAGGACCAAGGGTTTGCATCGATCTCCTGGAGGAACAGATTGACCTCTTCCCGGCGGCGATCGATGAGGCCACCAACGACGTGATGGTATTCATCAAAGATCCAGCGGCTCATGGAATCAGATGCCGTCTTGAAATCTTCTTGTTCAATGGCATCGACAATCTCGCTGTACAGGAATGGTTCCCAACCAATGGAGTGTACAAACGAAATCAAGGCCTGACGCATGCAATCATCCAAGCCCAGGTTTAGTTTTTGCAATTCAGTGTCAATGATGCTCACCTCGTGGAACAAGTATTCCAACGCTTTTTCTTTACTACAGCGTTGCCCTTGTTTAACAGGTGAACCGTCTGGATAAAATTGAGTGCCGAACCCAATGGTATAGGGCTCGGCACCAGTGGCAGGATCTGCGTATGCCTTCTCGTTAAACCCTTCGTATTTACGAATTAGGTTAATGGCATGCGCAAAATCAGCCATGGTAATAACAAATAGTTATCACCAATATACACAATTTTTACTTGCCTTGACCCCTGGTTTTCTTACGGCCGTGATTAGGCAAAGAATTGCGACCTTGGCCTTGACGCGTTTTCTTGGGTTTACCTTCGATGTGAATGACGTTGGACTTAGGCTTGGCCATGCTGACAAAGAATCAACACATTCAATTTAGCAAGAACTCACCATTTCACGCGGTGGCTCCAGTATCTGGCGGACATGATGTCAGGGTTTGGATCTTGAGCATTGTGGCGTGCGTAATAAGAACGCTTTCGAGCTTTGTCCTTTTCTGTTGTGGGGTTCTTGCCAGCGCCTTCTACACCCTGCTGACCAAAGCGAATAATTTTTTCTTCTCCACCTTTACATGCTTTAACAACATGCGACTTAGTTGGATGCCCTGGAGTTTTGCGGGGTTTATTACAGGGCATTGAGTCTTTATGTAGCTTGGCCGCTTTAGCTGCTTTTTTATGTTGTTCTGCCATACTAACAATTAATTACAAATCAAAATAAGAAGGTGCACCTTCGTCCTCCTCATCTTCAAAGTATTGAAAATAAGTAGATCGCTTTGGTGTATATGTCTCCGCTTGTTTTATATTACTATCCTCATCTTCATCTTCAATCATTGAACTGATTGAACCCATTGCCGCAAATGGATTTGAAAAATCAGGCATACTAAAACCAAGTAAATTTTTAGCTGTCATATCTGTACTTGAAAAAGCTTTACCGCTTGCAGGTAATAAGTCTTTATCTTCTTCTGTGGCATCGGGGAAGAAATCAGTGTAAAAATCTGTTTCAGTTCCCTTGTAACCTGCTTTTTGAAAGATCGAAAACAACTTTGATTGACCTGTTGAAGAAACCTCTTTCTCATCGGAATCACGTTGAATATATTCAATCCCTAATTTTTCTTGGGTTGGTTTAATCCCTTGTTCGTTTAACTGTCTAATACGTTCTCGTATTTCAAGAGCAGGATCAGTGCTCAAGATTTTTGTTAAACTTTCTTTTACTGTTTCAGCGGGATCAGTAACTTCATTTACGCCGATTTCTTTTAAACGTTGTTTTAATTCTTCCGGTAAAGCTTCCAGGTTTAATTTTGCAACTAAGTCTGTTGCTTTTGATTCAGCAGAAACAAAGTCTTTGAAGACAGGGTTTGAAAGAGAAGATTTTTCCGCTTCTAATGCTTTTGTCAGATCACCTCTAATGAATTCAGCTAAATCAGCTCTTGTATAACTATCCGCTACTGGGTCATAATTTTTATCTTTACCAAGAATCTGATAGTGCAATCTCGCAAAATCACTCTTGTCTTCTAGGTTTACACCATATTCATACGCTAGTTGCTTCCAAGTCTTGCCATCTTTTACGATCGCATCACTATTTCTAGTGTCCCAATTAGCTTGCACACTTTCTCGCTGTTCTTTGTAGAAAGCTTCTTTGGCTAAATGAGTAACGCCTTCGAGTACTTCTGGGTTCCAATAAAAATCGGGATTAAAGCTTTTGGTTGTCGTTTTAGTTGTTAAATCATCGATGAAATTAGTTGCTTGATGAATGGCAAGTTGCTTCAATGCGTTTGATGCAAGCTGCGTCTGCAGAACGTTTTGCTCATCTTCTTTAACATCCATGTAGCTGATGAATTCAGACATGGATTTTGAAGTATTAAAGCGAGGACGCAAGTATTTTTCAATGAAATCTGTGGCAAACTGCTGATCAATCTTATATGTTTTTGTTGTATCCGATGGATCTCGAATTTCTTGCATTTGCTTGTAACGCTCTGCAAGTGTTTTATCAAACCAATCTTGCCAGTTGTATTCAACTGAAGCGCCAAGTCCAAGACCTTTTTCCAGGCTGGCAGATAATCCTTTCTCTAGTTCTTGACCTTTCCCAAAACTTAAGAAGCCTCCAGCGCCAATATCACCGAGGATTGAGTTTTTAATGTCTTCTTTTAAACTGCGGGAATTTGGTAAACCCATGCTTGTGTACATGGATTTTATTTCTTGTTTTTTTAAGTTCTTGTTGTACTCGTCTAAGGTTTGTTTTAAAACATCAGCAGATAAAGCTCCAAAGACTTTTTCGCCTTGAACGTCGACATAGTTTTGAGCGGCTAGCTCTGCCAGCGAAGAAGGTTGTTCTTCTGAAGTGCCGAGTAGTGCTTCACGTAAAATTTGTTGCTCTTGATATGTAGATGGCCGAAGTTCCTCGGTATAGGTATCAAGTTGTTTTTGTTTACCAGGCAGTCCGCCTGGAGCCCCGACAAAGGTGTAATCTGAATGGAGATAAGAATCAAGTGTTGGGTATTTTTGAGTTATATCTACATTTGCTACTTTCTTTCCGCCAAAACTTACGTCGCTTGAAGCTTTATTCCATTCTTCAACTTTGTTCGGAACCAAGCCAGCATAGAACTTGGCATCAAAGTTGGCTAAATCAGCACCTTGTTTAGTTGAGTCCCATGGGGTAATATTTACGGCGCCTGTGTAAAAATTTTCAAGTTGCGATATTGTGCTGTCATCAATGTATTGTTGATATGGTGTATTGCTTGATTGAAAATTTCTGTCTAACGACTCCAAAAGAGTTTTGTAGTTTGAATTGCCTGTACCAACAGCATTAAAATTTGTTGCTATTGTCTGTGCAATTTGCAATTCTTGCGACGTTGCGTCGGCAGGAAGGCTGGGAACCAGGTTGTTATTTTGAATGGTAAAACGAATCATGATGCCTTCTTGTGACTCTGCAAGTCAATCAGGTTAAAACTATCTGGAATCATCCAGGTTTTTATTCTATCTAAATTTTCTTGTGTAAAAAAATCCTGTTGTTTGTACCAGGTTTCCATGTCGGTGGAAGCTTTGTTTGAGTTACAGCGGCAACAGGCTGGAATTAAGTTATTCCTATTTGAGCAGCCCGACTTGAAACGTGGTACGATGTGGTCCAAGCTGGTCGCACTTCCGTTGCAGTAGCCACATTTATGATCCCAGGCTTGGTATATACTTTCTCTAAATCGTTTCTTTGCAAGTTTTGGCGTTAATTCAACTAGCAGGGCAAGGGGCTCATGCTGGTTGCAAAACATGCTATTTAATTGCCGTTAATTTATTCTAATTTCCACACATGTATAAAGAACTGCAACGCAGGTATGAAATTTAGATTAAGAAACGCAATGGGTCGCAGCGGATCGATATGCTGCGAAGGCAAGCGTTGCATGCGCCATGTCACAGAGCACCGGATGGGTGTCAATCCAGAAAGCTGAGGAGCTTCTGGGCATTGACCGCAAGACTCTCTTCAAGTACCGCGATGACGGCACCCTGAAGCTTGGCCCGCACTACGCCGCATTTCCGGAGACTCGTTCCAGGGATGGCTATCGCTGGAATGTGAACGCCGTCAGGAAACAACTGCGTAAGATGGAGCAACCTGTTGAGATGGCTGCTTGAGCTTATGGTAAAAACTCTTGCGTAAACGATGGGCCAGGATCAAGTCTGTCACGTTTAACTTGACGTCTTGATACGCCATCGCTCGATACAAGGACGAACAAAGGGGACCAAGGCAGCTCCAGATGTTCTGGGGCTGCTTTTCTTTGAGTTGAAACAAAGAAACCCACTGCGGGTGAAGTGGGCGGACAGGGCGCTTCTTGTCGGCAAACAGTATGGTGTCACCTTGCCAAGACCATTCTTTGTCGCGGAATTGATCTGGGGTGATGCCAAAGGTAGCGACCATGCCGTAAAGCCAGGCTACGGGCTTGGTGGAGCGGCGTGAATCAAGGTGGAAGTAATCATCCACGATGCGCTGGTCCAATGGAGGGGAATGTCCCATGGCTGTAATGAACTGAAGTACGCCCACCATATCTCTCGGGGTACACCAGTAATTCGTTTTTAAGGAATCCTTAATAAGTCTCGTGAGACTCAATATAAGTATATGTTATGTGATATTTTGACATGTTTTGAGGCATAATAGGAAATACTCAAAACCGGTACATGACTAACGATTACGAGTTTGAAAAAGCATATTGGGGTGATTGCTGCAATACGTTCGATGAAGAGCAAAAACATTTTGTCTATGCCAGCTTGATGGGAGTCAAGCGGACTCACTTCAGTTTTGATGCAGGCAATAAGAGTGTGATGGACATTGGGGCTGGCCCGGTATCAATGCTGCTCAAGACAATTAATCTGACGAAGGGAAAAGTTGTCGATCCAATTATTTATCCCAGGTGGACACGTGATCGCTACCTGGCGCACAACATCAATGTTCTTGTATCCAGGGGAGAAGATATTGAAGAAAGTGGATGGGATGAGGTATGGATTTATAACTGCCTGCAACACACCGATGATCCCGGACTAATCATCAAAAATGCATTGAAGGCAGCTAAAGTTCTGCGTTTATTTGAATGGATTGATATCCCAGCTCACGAAGGACATCCCTGTGAACTGACGCAACAATCACTTGATGAATGGATTGGCGCCAAAGGTAATGTTGCCAACCTCAATCATTCTGGGTGTTATGGCAAGTGTTATTACGTAGTTCATACCAGCCCTTACGCCAAAGATCGTTAAGGGTCTGGAAGACACGGTCGTACATCTTGCCGCAGGTTTCCAAGCTGTAACGCTGACGTGCAGTGTTGGCGATCTTGCGTCGATCAAGGGTGTCTGCGTTGTGGATCGCATCAACCCAATCCTGAAGCGTATGACACCTAAAGCCAGTTACGCCATTAATCACGGTCTCCGTGAAGGCGCCATAATCAACGGAAACTAAGGGTGTGCCGCACAGCATGGCTTCTACGCCACTGCCACCAAACGGTTCGGTAAAGACTGTTGGCATCAATGCAGCCCGTGCATTGCGAAGAAAGTCGGACCTTTCGGTGCCGTGAATGGGACCGCGATATTCAATGTTGGGGTGGTTCCAGGGCGTTGGATCTCCTTGTCCGTGGAGCACGATTGGCCAGGGGCTGTGGTCTGCAAGTGCTTTGATTGTGTCCATTCCCTTTTGGCTGCAGATACGCCCAAGGAATGCCAGGTAATCACCTGCTTTGTATTTAGGTTTCCACTCCGTGATGTCGAAGTAATTAGGAATCACCCACTCGTAGTTACGTCCACTGCGGTTTTCTTTGCCCTGGTGGTAGTGCATCCAGGCGTATGACTCGAATATCCTGTAGCTTTTCGGCATCAAGGTTGGATAACCAATCCCTGTTTCAACGTGCTGATGATCTGGGAAGTGATCCATCAATACTTGATGAGCGTGGCCAAAGGGATGACAGATGATGTCCTCTGGTTCTAAGTTGCCCTTCAGGTGGACGATCAGACGGTCCTCAAAGAGACGATGGCCATCGCTACCGATGGTGGCATCATCACCATAGAAATCGGTTGCTTTTCGCTTGTTGTAGAGGTCGTCAAATTCTGTATCGGAGATAATTGGTATATGTACCGATGCCCCTGCCTCGCTGGTGCCATTGGAATATTCAATTACTTCGTAGCCCTGTGCTTGCATCATGCGCGGAAAGCGCAATGCTTTGCCAGTAAAAGCACAGTGCGAATATTTAAGTTGTGATTTGGTATGGAAAATACCAATCAAATGAAGACGAGGTTTTGCCATCTACGGTGATCATGTCACCGCAATATAGCGTTTTGGCACGTAGAAAGCAGCTGCAACCATGACATGACGCGAAGATACAGAAGCTGTACAAAGAATGCTGCCTGTAGATCCAGTGGTTGCTTTGACGCCATCAGCGATGCCAAGCGTTGTGTCAGCACCAAGGTTGGTATTTGAATCGGCACGTTCGTACCAGGTATTCGCAGTTGGTTGTGTTGTTGTGTTTGTTGCGCCACTTGCTACACTTGGATCCGTGGCGTCAAA